CATCAACGCAAAGCAAAAACGTATTGCCGCAGGCAGCGGCGAGAAGATGAACAAGGTTGGCTCCAAGGCAGCGCCGTCTGCTGCTGACTTCAAGCTGGCGGCCAAGACCGCCAAGAAGAAGCCGAAGAAGTGATCTCGCCGATATGCATCTCGACAGTACACGGCAAAGGTTTGCGGGTGATGCTCACCAGCATTGCCGAGTACTGTCCCGAAGTGCCTGTCTATTTGCGCGGTCCAGAGTCCATTATTGGCGGCTTTGACGCTGACCTTAAAGTGTTTGGTGTAGCGCACAATTTCGGTGATGATTACAACGCCATCATGGACAAAGCCTTTGCTGATGGTTTTGAGTCAGTGATCTGCGCCAATGATGATATTGTGCTGACACCAATGAGTTACCGGCTGCTGATGGAGGATGTCAAGCAGTTGAAAGCGGAAACCGGAGAGCCTGTGGGCTGGGTTTCAGCGCGGTGCGATGCGGCTAGAGCAGTGCAGAATATTCGCAGTAATCCATTTAATCAGGAACTGCATTACTTTAAGTATCCATATGAGTACGCAATTGTTCCGATGGAGGTGCTGTCTCCGATATTTGGCTGGATTGGGCGTGATGCTTGGGACTGCTTTAAGTTTCCACCGCTGAACTGGTACTCCGATGACGTGCATTGCGAAGACTTGCGTGCCGCTGGCTTTCACCACTACTTGAGCCGGTCTTATGTGCATCACATTGGCAGCCAGACTGTGGGCATGAACGGTGACGCACTGACCAAGGCGGCCATACCGTGGCTTTTACAGAATAGGCCGGAATATGCCAAGCAGTGGTTTGATACTTAACTTAGGCTCCGGCAAGGATTACAAGCCTGATTGCGTGAATGCTGACATTCGCGCAGATGTTGGTGCCGATTGGGTTGTTGACATTGGCGCGCCATTAGAAACAGATTGTGTTGCGCCTCAAGCTGCTATGCGCTTTGCCAAGATCATGGCGTTTGATGTACTGGAACACATACCGAACTTGGTGCAGGCCATGACCAACTGCCGCGACTTGCTGGTGGATGGCGGTGAGATGCACATTCATGTGCCGTATGACCTGAGCCATGGAGCTTGGCAAGACCCGACGCACGTCAGAGCATTCAATGAAAAATCATGGGTGTACTACTGCGAATGGGCGTGGTACTTGGGCTGGAAGGGCAGTCGATTTGAGATGACTCATTTGGAGATGCGCCTCAGCGAGTACGGTGCAAGCCTAAAATTACCGCAAGAAGAAATAATGCGGCTGCCGCGAGCAGTTGACTCCATGTACCTGATTTTGAAGAAAGTGCCGTATGAAGACACCAGCGTGGCAACGTAAAGAGGGAAAGAGTCCGAGTGGCGGCTTGAATGCCAAGGGACGCGCCAGCGCGAAGGCCGAGGGTATGAATCTGAAAGCGCCGGTGAAGTCTGGCGACAACCCGCGCAGGGCATCATTCCTTGCGAGAATGGGCAATATGCCTGGCCCGATGGAAAAGAACGGCGAGCCAACCCGATTAGCGTTGTCCCTCAAGGCGTGGGGGGCTGACTCAAAAGAACAGGCGAAGGCCAAGGCCAAGGCCATATCCCGAAGGAACAAGAAATGATCAACGATATGAACATCAGCACCGACATTGCCGCCGTCAATCCAATGGATGACACCGAGTTGCAGGGCATTGTGGCCGGTGAGTTGGAAGATGCCGTCAGCTACATCGATGCCGATGTATCGCCTATCCGCGCCAAGGGAACAGAGTACTACCGTGGCGACCCCTTTGGCAATGAGGAAGATGGGCGCAGCCAGGTGGTGGCGATGGAGGTGCGCGACACGGTGAGCGCCATGCTGCCAAGCCTGATGCGCGTTTTCTTCAGCACCGAGAATGTCGTGGAGTATGTGCCGCGTGGGCCGGAAGATGTCGCAGGCGCGCAGCAGGCGACCGACTACGCCAACTACATATTCAGCAACGACAACAACGGTTTCATGACCACCTACGCGCTGTTCAAGGACTCGCTGGTGCGTAAGTGCGGTATTGCAAAGTACTATTGGGATGAGGTTCAAGAGGTCAAGATTGATGATTATTCTGGCCTCGATGACCAGACCGTGCAGCTGCTGATGTCCGAGGGTTCCGAGGTCAAGATCGTGGTCAGCTACCCTGACCCATCTATACCGATGGACATGATGCAGCCGCAGATTGATCCGATGACCGGCCAAATGATGCAGATGCCGCAGCCGATGCTGCATGACGTGCAGATTAAGCGCACGACAAAGGATGGCCGGATCAAGATCATGGCGGTGCCACCTGAAGAGTTGGTGATTGACCGCCGCGCCAGATCGTTTGACGATGCTGGCATCATTGCTCACCGTCAGATGGCGACCGTGGACGATTTGCTCCAGATGGGCTACGAGTTGGATGAGATTGAAGAGAATATATCCAGCACCGACTTGGACAGCAATGATGAGTACTTGGCGCGCCAGCCGCTGTCCACCACCATGGGTTCCGGCGACAGTTTGAATCCTGGTCAACGCCGCGTTTTGTACGTTGAGTCGTATATCCGCGTGGACTTTGACGGTGACGGCATACCTGAGTTGCGTAAGGTCTGCTGCATGGGTTCTGGCTACACCGTGGTGCGTAATCTGCCTGCGAGTTACCTCCCATTCGTTGACTTCCCATGTGATCCAGAACCACATACCTCGCCGCTGGAGGCTATGTCGATATTCGATCTGACGCACGACATTCAGGAGATCAAGTCCGAGGTGCTGCGAAACACGCTGGACTCGCTGGCGCAGTCAATTCATCCGCGCACTGCCGTGGTGGAAGGCCAGGTCAATATTGATGACGTGCTGAACAACGAAACTGGTGCCATTATTCGGATGCGCGCGCCTGGCATGGTGCAGCCGTTCTCTACCCCATTTGTCGGACAGGCCGCATTTCCCATGCTGGACTACATGGATCAGATGCGCGAAGACCGCACCGGCATGAGCAAGGCCGCGATGGGATTGGACGCTGACGCATTGCAGTCAAGCACCAAGGCAGCTGTGGCGGCCACCATCAGCGCCAGCCAAGGCCGTATTGAGTTGCAGGCACGCATACTGGCCGAGGGCATGAAGAAACTGTTTAAGGGCATCTTGTACCTGATGACTACCCATCAAGACAAGCCGCGCATGGTGCGCTTGCGTAATGAGTGGGTGGAGATTGACCCGCGAGTCTGGAATTCCAGCATGGACGTGACGGTCAATATCGGCCTGGGCAATGGCGACACCAATGAGCGCATTCAGGCGCTGACCATGATTGCGGGTAAGCAAGAGCAGATCATTCAGCAGTATGGTCTTGACAATCCGGTGGTGACACCGGCCATGTACATTCGCAGTCTTCAAAAGATTATTGAGTTGTCCGGCTTTAAGGATGCGTCCAGCTACATCCAGACGCTGCCAGCAGACTTTCAGATGCCACAGGCTGAAGCGCCAAAGCCAACGCCGGAGGAGGTGCTGGCTCAGGTACAGGCTCAGTCGATCCAAGCCGACATCCAGAAGAAGGCTGCTGAGTTGGAGTTGAAGCGCGAGCAGATGATCCGCGATGACGATTACCGTAGAGATCAAATGGCGCAGGACTTAATGCTCAAGAAGTACGAATTAGAGTTAAAGTACCAGACACAAATTAGCACTGCCGAGATCGAAGCGCGGCAGTCTATGGATCGGGAGGCTATGGCGCAAGAGTCTGCAATCATCCAACAGGCTGTGCAGACAGCGGCGAATGTGCCTCCACCCATCAACCTTAATGGAATGGTTTAAATGAACGAAGAACAAGTACGAAAAGGCCGCAAGTCCGAGCAGTTCATGCAGGACGAAGTATTTGCAGCGGCCATGGAGAAGATGCGTGGCGATTTGCTTTGGGAGTTTGAGAGCAGCAAGCCGGAAGAGGCTAACAAGCGTGAGATTTGCTGGGCGCAGTTGCGTGCCATTGAGAATTTCAAGAACGAACTTACCAAAATGATCGACAACGGCAAGGTGGCGCAGCGCGCCATTGAGCGAGCGCAGAAAAATCTTGTTTAATTAAGGAAATAAACTAATGCAAACAGTAGCACCAACGCCAGCGGCGAGTGTTGTACAGGGTCCGATAAGTATGGCCGAAGCGGCCAATGCACTTGCTGGGATGCTCCCCGATGAGGGACAAGAGGAGAACAGCGAGGCGCAGTTGCCCGATGAGGGCGCGGCGGGAGTTGATGAGTTGCTAGATGATGCAGACGCATCCGGCGATGAAACTGATCCCGAACAATCCGAGGAAGATGATAATTCTGAAGAGGAAGAACAGCCACAAGTCTTCACCGTCAAGGTTGACGGTAAAGAAGTCGAGGTGTCGCTGGAGGAACTCCAAAAAGGATATTCAAGGACTCAGGATTACACGCGAAAAACGCAGCAAATTGCCGAAGTGCGAAAGCACGCAGAGGCCGAGTTGCAGGCGGTTCGCGCCGAGCGCGAGCAATACGCTCATTTGTTAGGAGCTTTAGAGGCTCAGGTTCAGCAGGCAACGCAGCCGAACATTGATTGGGAACGTCTTTACCAAGAAGACCCCATTGAATGGGTACGGCAGCGCGAGTTGATGCGAGAAAACCAAGAGAAGAACGCGGCTATTCAAAGCGAAAAGCAGCGCCTGTCTCAGTTGTCGCAACAGGAACAGATGCAGCATCACCAGTTGGTTTTGCAGCATGAGCAAGAGGCTTTGGTGGCAGCTATTCCCGAGTGGAAAGACGCTAAGAAGGCTGCGGCCGAAAAGGCCATGCTCGTTCAATTCGGCCAGAAGGCTGGATTCTCACCTGATGAGCTTAAGAATGTTCTCGATCACAGGGCGGTTGTACTGCTGCGAAAAGCGGCGCTGTATGACCAGATGGTGTCCAAGCGTGGACAGATCAAGCCGGTGACGAACAATGGGCCAAGACCCGCAAAGCCTGGTGCAGCGGGAAGAGTTTCTAACAACACTGAGGCATTGCGAGCGCAACAGCGTCTTGCGAAAACTGGCCGTGTCGATGACGCGGCTGATGCAATCTACAAACTCTTGAAATAAGGAAAAATCATGTCTATCGTAAGTAACACATTCACCACCTACTCTGCAAAGGGTATTCGTGAAGACTTGAGCAATGTCATCACCAACATCGCTCCCGAAGAAACACCGTACCAATCCAACATTGGCCGCGAAACAATCACCAACACTTTGTTTGAATTTCAAACAGATACTTTGGCTGATGCTGCTGCAAATGCTCAGTTGGAAGGTGATGATGTCGGCACATTTGACGCAGTTGTCGCAACTGTGCGCGTCACTAACTACGCTCAGATTTCACGCAAGACTATTGTCTTGTCAAATACTGAAGAAGTGGTTAACAAAGCTGGCCGCCGTTCTGAACTGGCATACCAGATCGCCAAGCGCGGTTCTGAACTCAAGCGTGATCAAGAATTTGTTTTCTTGAATGGCGGTATTGCTGTTGCCGGTAACACCACCACTGCTCGCGTGACTGCCTCTTTGCAGGCTTTTGTCAAGACAAACACCGACAAGCAAACCAACGGCACTGACCCAAGCTACACCACACTGCCAAACAGTGCGCGTACTGACGGCAACGTGCGTACTTTCACTGAAACCATTCTCAAGAATGTAATTCAGAAAGTATGGTCTGCTGGCGGCACGCCGAAAATCCTGATGGTTGGCCCTGTCAACAAGCAGCGCGTTTCCGGTTTCTCTGGCATTGCATCTTCACGTTTCAACATCAATGGCGGTGAAAAGCCTGCCGTGTTGATCGGTGCAGTTGACATCTACGTCAGCGACTTTGGCAACGTGGCCGTTATCGCAAACCGCTTCCAGCGCGAGCGTGATGGCTGGGTTCTTGATCCTGAGTACGCAAAGATGACTGTGCTGCGTCCTTACCAGCAAGTCGAATTGGCAAAAACTGGTGACGCTGAGAAGCGTATGCTGTTGATCGAATACGGCCACAAGGTTACGGCTGAAAACGCTCACGGCCTGTGCGCTGACTTGATCACTTCTTAATCAACTAAGAGGAAAAGGGGGAGGAGAAATCTTCCCCCTACTTACATGGAAAAACGATTTTTTGATGCAAGCCCCGAGAAGGGGATCACCCGCACCTGGCACTACAACGATGACACTGATGAGGCAACAATTCAGACAACGCAGGACTTGACTGCTGTCATCGAGGCCAACAAGCGCGACTTTGCTGCTATTGATAACAGGGCGAACTGGAAGAGCGAATGGCATCATGTGGCAAGCATTCCTGAAACGATCTACTTTCAGCTGAAGGCCGAGGGCAAGTTGGATGATCCGGTTTACATGAAAAAATGGTTGAACGATCCCGATAACAGGTTCTTTAGAGTGAGGCCAGGACAGGTATGAAATACATTGCAGTCTGCACGCCAGCGCGGGATCAAGTACACACCAACTACACCTACTGCATGGTCAACATGGTGGCGTACCACACGCTGAACACCACTGACGCTGTCAGCCTCAAGATACTGCAAGGTACACTGATTCAGAATCAGCGTGCTGACCTGTGCCTTGACGCGATGCGCGAGGGTTGCAGCCACATACTGTTCATCGACTCCGACATGACATTCCCTCAAGATATGATCCAGCGGCTGCTGGCGCATGACGTGGATATCGTGGCAACCAACTGCGCCAGGCGCAGGATGCCGACAGGTCCAACGGCGCAGAACTATGATGAGAATGGAAAGCGCAAGCCGGTCTACACCATGCCTGAATCCACCGGCTTAGAAGAGATCGGCTCAGTTGGTACTGGCGTGATGCTGATCAAGCGCGAAGTGTTCCAAGGAATGTCTGAGCCATGGTTCGATATGCCCTGGCAGTACGACACTCGCGGCTACATGGGCGAGGATGTCTTCTTCTGCAAGAAGGCTCAGGAATTAGGTTTCAAGGTGTATATTGACCATGATGTCTCGAAAGAAATCGGACACATTGGCACATTTGAATTCCGGCATGAACACACATGGGTTATGCGGGAACAGCTTGAAAAAGAGGCCGTCTAATGGCATTGACCACCTACACCGAACTCAAAGCATCACTGGCTGATTGGCTCAACCGGACTGATTTGACTTCTGCCATTGCTGACTTCATCAGTCTGGCCGAGGCGCAGATGGAGCGCCAGCTGCGTACACGTCAGATGATTGTGCGTGCCACTGCATCCTTTGCAGCTGCCGCCGAGTACGGTACGGTGCCTGATGACTTCTTAGAAACCAAGTCCATCAAGCTAGATACCAATCCGGTGACATCCTTGTCATTTCAAACAATTGAGGCAATGGATCAGCTGTCTAACACCACCTACTTGTCCAGCGGCAAGCCGTTGTACTTCACGGTGGTGGGCAATCAATTCCGGCTGCTGCCGATACCTGATGGCGCATACACGGCAGAGTTGGTTTACTACGCCAAGCTGACGAAGTTGTCATCGACTGTTGCAACCAATTTTCTGCTGACTCAGGCACCGGACGTTTACCTGTACGGCTCGCTATTACAAGCTGCGCCTTACTTGCAGGATGATGCGAGAATCTCTGTATGGTCATCGTTATATGCTGCTGGCTTAGAGCAGTTGCAAGTTGCTGATGACCGAGGCTCAACCTCTGGCGGCGCTCTGTTGGCGCGTGCAAGGACATTTGGATGATAGTCACTACCACCAAAGGCGAGATGGACGATTCATTGCTGGAGAAGCGTGAAGGTTCATTGGACAACGATACCGAGACAACAAGTTGGGTAGAGTATTGGCTGGATGGTGAAATGGTTCACCGATCTGTCCACATGGCGCTCAAGCGCAGTGTGTTTGCTGATGGCGTTACCCAACAAATTTAAGGAATAGATCATGGCAAATACCCAGGCAATGTGTACCAGTTTCAAGGGTGAACTGCTTGTCGGCCACCACAATTTCGGCGTTGGTGTTACGCGAGGTTCCACTGCCGCCGACACGTTTAAGGCTGCCTTGTACTTGGCAAGCGCCACCGTTAACGCATCGACTGCTGCTTACTCGGCAACCAACGAGGTGTCCGGCACTGGCTACACCGCAGGCGGCGTGACGGTGACCTTTGGCACCGCGCCAAGCACCAGCGGCACCACAGCGTTTGTGACTCCCAGCGCCAGCATCACTTACTCGGCTGTGACCTTATCAACCGCATTTGACGCAGTTTTGATCTATAACTCAACACAATCAAACAAAGCAGTTAGCGTGCATACATTTGGCAGTCAGACAGTGACGGCTGGAACATTCACGCTGACTATGCCCACCAACGATGCTAGTACCGGCCTGATCCGGTTGGCTTAACCAAGGGGCAGCGGCATG